AGTGCGGCAAAAAGTGCAGCAAAAAGTGCGGCAAAAAGTGCAGCAAAAAGTGCGGCAAAATAGAATAAATTAAAAACATCATTTTTTCATCTAATTAATATAAAATTGAAATGCTTTTATATTAATTATAACAATTATAACAACCAACTACGACAACTATCCATAAAGAAAATGTTTGCCGAAACCAGTTTTATTACAAACGGACCTGACAGGATGCACCTACTAAAAATTGAAACAATTGACCGATTACATTCTGTCATAGATGATTTGCCGAAATACACAACCCAATTCAAAGACTTGATTGCAAAATTTACAGTTGAAGATATGCTATGTTTGATAAATGAAATACACCGAGATAACGATTTCAAATCCTCGATATATTATAAAATATATGATCAATATTTTGACGAAATAGAAGAATTGATTCATACATTCTTATTACTTTGATTTATATCATATACTTTTTGACGTAAAAATAAATAATATTTATAGCGTTCTTCAGAAAGCTCCTTTTCAAAAACTTTACTATTACCGGTTGAAATAACTTCAACTTTTTTCTTATCTACTCCTGATTCGGGATTTTGTTGAATCATTGTATTGTAGATCTTAATAGTTTTCCAACCATCTAATACCCGTTCAAAAATAAAAATTACTTCTTCGCCTGTAATGCCTCGCTTAGCTGTGCGTTTTTTAATACGGCGTTCCTTTTTAGCTATTAAAAAAGATTGTTTATCTTTATCCATATATCTTATAAAAGTATAATAAAATTACTTTAAATATTATTATTATTGTAATCTGTAATTAATTCTTTATATCTTTCATATATTTCTTCTGATACTTCACTTTTATAAAAGGGGATGTTAGCATGACATATATCTCGTCTTAAATTTTTTATAATATCAATAGTTAAATCATTTTTAACATTATTTTTAAGTCTTGTGGCATCCAATGCTTGTAAAATAGCCATCGGTTTCTCATTTTTAATTGTTTTATCAATAACTATAAGAATCTCATCTAATCGTATTTTTCGTTTTTTAATATTTTGTTCTTCTTTTGTGAGACTTGGTTTTTTCTCTACTTTAGTTTCAGTTCGACAAATAGTGCCGCCATTTTTAATTCTTGTAACTACATGTCTTGGTAAATCCAATAATTCCTGAATTTCTTTATTCAATTTGCCCTCATCTATTAGTTTCCTTACTTGTATAATAATTTCATCGCTAACGCCATTTTTTGAAGCTCTAATGGATGTAGACATTTTTTTTCTTACTTCTTCGGATTTCCGTTTGCCAAAATTATGATTCCCTTTTCCCATCATTTTTTCTGATTTCTCTCTATAAATTTTCTTTAACTTAATTTCTTTACACACTTTGTCTTTTATTTCTCTTATACGAACTGTTTCATTAAAGGCTTCCTTTCCTTCCTCGTTACAATTTATTTCATCAAATTTCTCTATTTTATGTTTCTCTTCATTACAAATCTTATACATCGATTGTTTAATAGTAATATCATCTGTTAAAAGATATTTTTCAAAAGCAATTGCTTGGTTATATTTGACAATTAAACCATTTTTAACTAAGGCAATAAACTTAAGGCAGTCTGACTTATTATATATTACAAAATCTTCTTTATATACATTGCCAAATCCTAAAAACACTTTTATTTGTTCTAATATAATTGGATGATTTTTCTGTGCTAATGATATTTTAAATTTATTAGTTATAATTTTGTCTATATAAAAACAACCTTCTGCATCAAACAACCCTTGAATATATTCAATATTAATTCGAAATAAATATTCTTTATCCATTATTTTATTTTCATTGATATCACTACATTTTTTATATAACACTTCTTTATCATGTAAAATATTTGGTATATCTACTAATTTATAAAATTCACGCAAACATTCTATCTGTTGCTGTTTTATAATTAAACTATAGCGTATATAGTCGAGCAAAACTTTATATTCATTGCTTCTAATCAATAAATTATATTGATTTCTTACATTATGTTTATGATAAAATGTTCCAGCCTCATCCAATTTATCCTCAACTTTATTATTTCGCTTTTCAGTTGTTGTAATACTTCCGCCAAAATGATAACGAATTACTTGTAATATATTGGTTCTACATTGAGTTATGGATATTCCCGATTGATATCCCTGTGTTATTTTTCGAATAAAGATGCATCCATCACCATCTATCATTCCAGCTATATAAGATGGATGCGGAGGGTTATGCTTGAAACGTTCTAAGTGTGTAAGATTATCTAATTCCATGGCGTTGTATATTGTATCATATACAATATTCTTTAAGCCTATTTCAATTATTATTTATAATGCTTCCGCCGGATAAATATCATTTTCCAAATTGTCGACGACTTTATTTGCCGCGGCTAATTTTTCCAATATTGATATTTTATTAGATTTTGTACCTATCCATATTTTCTCTAATTTTGGATGTTTTTCTACTTTGAAAAAGTAGCGTTTTTTTGTCTTTTCTGTATCAACATATTCATCGTAATAAACTACATACTTTCCCATCATATCCTGATTAATTCCTTCAGGTAAAGGTTTTGCACTAGTTTTTCGTGCTCTCTTAGTTCCTGATTTAATACCTTTTGTATTTTGTTCTTGTTCTTTACGAGTTGCAATTCTTAAATTTTCCATAGCATTATTCAAAGGATTTTGATCAATATGATCAACGCTAATATTTTTAGTACCTTTACCATTTCCATAACAATTCATAATAATTTGGTGCATAAATAATGATTTATTAGATGATAATACGTATCCATTTGAATGTTTATGCCATGTAAGTTTATTACTATTATTATTATTATTTTCATAATCTAAAATTGTTTGATAACTTTCTAGTGATAATTTACATAATGTATTTTTTTCACAATACATTAATAAATAAATACTTTCATTTTCTTTTATTTTCCATAGTGGATTTTTCATAAAATATGGATCAACACCATTCATAGAATAATGTCCAGGAATATATTCTAATACATTAAAATCAATACATACCTTACCATGACATTGATGATAGCATATAACATTTGATTTTCTTAAATCATATACATTATTATTTTTAAAAACATAATTAACATTATTTTCCTTAAACCCAAAAATAAATCGTAAATAATTTATTCTATTTTTGTTATATATATATGAAGGATATATATCATTATCACTCGTAAAAATAAAACTTTTGTTAAAATTTATTATTTTATCTCTAGTATCAAAGTCTAATATATATTTTTTATTACCATAATAAATAATTCCACAGTTCAAAAGACTGTCAGTTTCGTATATTGGTTTTGACATTTGTATATTAAATTCCTCTTTCTTAGTAGATGAAGGATATGTAAAAGAATTAAGTATTTTATCAATTTTATTTTTATTCATATTATAATTAAATAATATGAATTATCTTTAATATGTTTTTTCGAACTAATAATATATTAATATTAGTTACTTTTAATTGCTATAAGCCAACCCTCCCCGGGCTCGCCTATAGCGACCTCAATTTTTCAATTGAAGCATGGACTATCCCTTAAGTTATCACTGGAAGTTGCTAACTCCCTCAAACCCACTCCATTATAGTCTCTGAACCTTTCCCATATGCTTGCATTAGCGCAGTTAGGGTCTTGGCTGCAGATTGTCCAATCCTTTTCGTTATTACTATGCCCGAGGTCATTACCCTGGGTATTCTTTTTGTTTTCACAAGAAGAAGTAGTAGAAAAGGCTCTAAGGATGTTCCCGCAATTTAGAAATGTTGCCTCGTTCATTAGTCAGAACGAGACTAGCTGGTTACATAATGTATTCATGTACTTTTGAACACATATTTGCTTTACACTGTTTACCCACATTAGTATGCAAATAACTAATCTGGCAGCCAACTGTTGGGCACAGGACTGTGAAATGCCCGACATAACTCTTAAAACGTTGTAATTGGTCGCATAAACGCGCACCTTCGCCGTGTTGGTACCCTGAACCGTGGCGTTCGACAAGACCAGCTGGAGAGTAGCATTGTCAATACGCGAGAAGTTGCACGAACCCGATGGCTGATGCTCTTCAGGACGCAGCGCAAACGAGTAGACATTGATACCAGTGTCGGGGTTGCGCGTGTGGTGCTGGTAAGGCTGGACGAGGTCGAAATAGGTACCTTCACGCTCCGAGAACCGATCCTGACCGTTAAGCTGGAGCTTGGCGGTAACACAGGGATTCTCACCCCAGCAGTGCATATCGAGGGACGATTCAGCGAGGACGAATGTTCCGGCATCAGAAACACCAGAATTAACTGCAGGACCGCTGGTTTGAGGACCAGGGCGGACTGCACCGTTAGCACCATAGGGAAGAGTACCAAGACCATTGTCAAACCCACCCGACACTCCTTGACTATTAACGGTACCATGCCCACCGGCATTTCCATAATTCCACCATGAAGCCGCCGTAACATCAACAGCCCCGGGGTCATTGAAGAGACCCGAAGCATCGATGTAAGAACCAGTCGTAGCCGCGATGGACTGAGCACCACCGAAGGCATGGATGGCATTCGGGAGCGCATCAATACCGTCAGTGTAGTTGAAGGGCTGAGCACCGAGCGTCTTGTACAAGAGGGTATCGCAGTTGAGGGAGGCACAGTAGTCGACGTTGGCGTCAGGCTGAACAACCCAGATCAACTCCTTACAGGGGTGGTTAAGGTTCAACTTGATCTTGTTAGAAGACGAACCAACGGATTCATCACCCGTAAATTGCAGTTGCTCTATAAGATATTCGTGGGGGTTCTGAGCCATTCTACGTCTTTCATCAGTGTCTAAGAACACGTAGTCGACATACAGGGAAGCAGCGACTAATGACTGGTTGTAGGGGGTGACCGACTTAACGGAAGTCTTACCAGTGAGTGTGGCACAGTCCAGTGTGTTAACAGCCCACAAGCACTCATCAATAGGACGAATGTCGAGGTTGATCTTGACTTCGTGGTACTGGAGGGCAATCAGAGGAAGAGCCAACCCAGGGTTGCGACAATACCAGAACTGGAAGGGCACGTACAGGGTCGTTTCAGGGAGAGCATTGCGGGGCTCGCAAACCTGGACAGGG